TCAAAATATAAGATTCTTCTTGATAACAGTATGTCAGATGAAATGCTTATAGGTACTCTCGCACATGAGTTTGTGCACGTGCGTCAATTTGACAATAATGAATTGGTTTTTATGAATAACCGTAGTCGCTGGCATGACAAATACTATTCAGATGATGAATTTGCTGTAACCGAGGAGCCGTGGGAAGTTGAACCACGTGAACGTGAATCGGTCCTAGCCGCAGATTTCTTTGCACAATAAATACCATAATGAATGGCACTGACATCGCAAACCTGCTTAAAAAGCTAAAAGGTGTCACCGTGAAGTCATCAACTTCAACCTCAATTGTACTATTAGTAAATGGTAATCGTATTGAGGAAATGCACAGAGTTGCAAAATTTTTATCCACTCTTAATGCTGTTGTCGATTCTAATTTAAAAGGATCAAGCATTGGCGGAATTAAGGTTGGGAACGTCAAGATCCTAATCAAAGGCGCTGGGCGCACTGGCGGCCTTGACGTTGAATCGGCTGCAATCAGCGCTTTAGAATCCGCAGTGTTTGCGGCGGTTGCAGAAGCCGGAGGCCCTATTAAAATTAAATTAGGCGATGGCAAAATTATTCAAAAGGTATCACGTGTCCTAAAAACAGCAGGAACACCAAAAAGTGATTTTAACTTAGCTGATGATTCAGGTAAGCCATTAATCCACATCAGCCATAAGAAAGGTAAATCACCAAAGGATTTCCAACAATGGGGAGGATTAACAGAAGAACGAATTAAAAACCATAAAGAAACAAAGTCATTTATATTAAAATGTCAGGCTCTTTATGGAGATAAGATTCCTCCAAGTGAATCTGCATACGCTGTCATAAAAAGCAAAGATCTTAAAATGATGTCGGTATTTGGCGTTAATTTTGACAAAGGTTCAATTGACGAAAACCGAGTAGATGTTCTTATACAAGGAGATCCTGGTTTAAAGAAAATTTCAAAAGGAATATATGCGTTAACTGCCACCGGGCATATTCATTACCACGGTGAAGTTCCAGATGCTGGATTTACTCCAGTGTTAGCCGTAATATATAAAGGAGACCGAGATCAATTTGATATTAAAGGTGCTCGTTTTTCGATTTACCCTAAAGATGGTCGTTCATTCAAAACACACATACCATGAAATCATTTAGAACATTTTTAACCGAAGGAGCAAATCTTGCTCCAGCGGAACTTTACAAGTACGATTGGCGTATTGAATTGTTTATTGACAAACTTAAAAGTGGTCTCCCGTTGACTCTTGTAAAAGGCGGTGAGATTTCATTACACTATGATGCTGACGCTGAGAGCCGTCTACGCGCTAAAAAAGATCCAGGTAAGATTCCTTTCCGAGGTTATGACAACGCTGTTTATTACCTAAAGGACTTTGCGAAGTCAAAAGAATTTGGAGGAGGCGGTGGTTCTGGTGCTGGAGCCGATGTTACACAGTTAACCGAAAGTGCTCAGGCAGTTTATGCAGCTGCAAAATGGAACGGTGCTAAGACATACAATACTGAGGAATTGGCAAAAGGTTATGCACACTCCGATGTAGACGATGACATTAATCGTATCTTAAATGATCTTCCGAAAGAATGGCGAGAATCATGTATCCTTGGTGCTGAAGAATTATACAAGCTGTTACGCGGTAAAGCATATACATTCCATCGTGGCAGTGCATGGGTAAATAAACTTGAAAAGCATTTCAAGACTCTTAATTCTAAAGAAAAGGCATTCTCTAACTTGAATAAGTGGAGCCCTGCCGATATTTACTTGGTGTCGCCTGTAGGTAAAACTATTCATTTTGAAAATGCTCAAAGTATTGCTGAACTAAACAGCATGCTAACTGAAGCTCTAAAGAACAAAGATGTAATTGGTGTATCGCTCAAGCTGTTGAAAAAGAATGCTCATATTTCATACTACAACTTTGATTCCAAGAAGAAGGTCATCGAGTTTGATCGTTTCACTACAGGTAACAAAGGATTCTTTGGAGGTAAGGACGTCTATATGTACTTTACGTTAGACGGTAAGATTCAGTTCCGTACATTCCCTGAAACATTTCAAGGAGAAATTAAAGGTAAGAATGCTAACCAAGGTAAACTGAGTTATGGTCCAATCCAAACAATTCTCCGTCATCTAAAATTACCACAGCTGATTGACATCAAAAAGCTACGTGCTGGATTACAAAAGAATGATCCTTCTCTGCTTAAGGAGTTTTACACAAACTATACACGTTATGCAAAGGATACCGAAAAGCTTTCATATGACGAGTTTGTCGAAAAGATAGCAGATCAAGGAGTTTCTTGGGCATTTAGTAAATTCCTTGGTTGTGAACTCATTGACATAATTTCAAAAAGCTCGCAAGAAGACGAGTTTATTACTGCGTGTATCAGCTATGCAAGTAGCAGCAGTGATCTTAGCGCACCATTCATTAAAGTAGAATAACATGAAATCATTTAAGGAATACATTGCTGAAGCTTCAGCTGAAGGTAAGAACCTTCACATGACGCATATCGAAGATCAGGTAATTTACGGAGGCGTTAAAGGAGCACGTGAAGCAATCCTTGCGCTACGTAGCCTACGTGATATGCTTGCGGGGAACGCTAAAACTTCAACTGACGTTACGGTAAAATGGGACGGTGCACCTGCAGTATTTGCAGGGATTGATCCATCGGATGGTCAGTTCTTCGTTGCTAAGAAAGGTATCTTCAACAAGAACCCAAAGATCTATAAGAGCGTATCTGACGTTCGCGCCGATACATCTGGAGACCTTGCTGATAAACTATCCATTGCTTTTAACGAATTGCAGAAGCTTGGGATTAAAGGAGTACTTCAAGGCGACATCATGTTTACTCAAAAGGATCTTAGCGTTGAAGACTATGATGGCGAAAAGTACATCACGTTCCAACCTAACACAATCGTTTATGCAGTTCCAGCTGATAGCGATGTTGCAAAGAGTATCAAGAAAGCTAAGATTGGTGTAGTATTCCATACACGATACAGCGGAGCTACTCTTGAAACCATGAAAGCTTCTTATGACTTTGATCAGAGCGAACTTAAAAAGACTCCATCGGTTTGGTTCCAAGACGCAAAGGTTCATGACCTTTCGGGTAAAGCTACCTTTACGGCTGAAGAAACTGCTGAATTAACCGCAAGACTTTCGGTCGCAGGTAAGATATTCCAGAAGATCAACAGCTCAACACTTAAGGAAATTGAAGACAATCCTGACTTTGCACAAAGCCTTGAAACATTCAATAACACGTATGTACGTCGAGGCGAGGTTGTTTCTAACACAAAGGCACATGTTGATAATCTAATCAAATGGGCAACCGATCGTTTCAATAAAGATATTGAGTCCAAGAAGTCAGAGAAAGGTAAGGAAACAGCATCTGCTAAGCGTGATCAATATATGAAGTTCTTTTCGGATGAAAACAAAAAGAACCTTAACTTGGTTTATCAGTTGCAAAACGCGATTATTGATGCAAAGAGACTTATTATAAATAAACTCGATACTCTTAAAAAGTTAAGCACTTTTGTGCGAACATCAAGTGGATTCCGTGTTACAGGCCAAGAAGGTTTTGTTGCAATCGACCATCTATCAGGTGGAGCAGTGAAATTGGTTGACCGTATGGAATTCTCTAAGAATAACTTTTCGGCTGACATAATTAAAGGGTGGGATCGCTAATATGAAACAATCAGATACTACGACTGCAAAGAAAGAACCTAAGAAGATTAGATTGAGAGATCTGATTCCAGTTGACTATACCGATGGCTCATGGCCCGAAGACGAACAAGGTGAGTTGACATACGATTATTGGAAGCGTGCTTCAGGAGTTCTTGATGAAGAAGAGATCGAAGAAAGTGGTTCGTGGATTGATGGTTATATTGACAAGTATACACAAATGGTATACAAGCCTAAAGAAGAAATCTTAACACTAACTTGGAGAAATTACGAAAAATTTCCAAAGGATGTTAAGCTTGATAAAGCTTCATGGGAAATACTAAGTAAATCACAAAATCGTCCACGTGCCTTTAATCAGTTGTGGATGAGCGGAAAGATTAAGGCTATGAAAGAAGAAACCTCTCTCGATGAAGCATATGATACTGAACTCTCTAAGTATCAACTAAATGGAGAGCTTAATCGCGTTAACGGTCGTATTAAGTTTTTACAATCAGCACATCGTGGTTCCGCTTTACCCGCTGATGTTGCATCTGAACTAAAGAAGCTTCAAGACCTGCGTGATAGTATTCTCGCAATGCTTAAGGAAGAAGATATCCTCGACGACGTTGATGCAGACACCATAACTGAAGCTCTAAACATGCTGCAACGTATGAAGCGTCGTGCTATCATGCGTAGAAACAAATCTAAGATTCTCGCAGGTCGACGTCGCGCTCAACGCCGTCGTGCATCTACATCTGTTCTTCAACAGCGCGCTATGCGTGCAGCTCGTGCAGCACTTGCTCGTCGACTATTACGTAAAAACAAAGGTGAAGCCAGTTACGGAGAAAAAGTTCGTGTTGAAAAAATGCTCGCTTCTCGCCGCGGTGCAATTAAAAACATTGCTCGCCGCCTTCTTTCAAAAGTTCGCCAAAAGGAACGTATGCGTTTCCAAAAGCACGCCACTCCGCCAAAACCAATTCAATCCGTAAAGCCAAATAAGTAATGGGACTCAAATCATTCCGTACATATACTGAGGAATCAACTAAGGAATTAGTTGCCACCTTTGGTCGCTTTAATCCTCCGACAATTGGACATGAAAAATTGATCAATGCCGTCGCAAAAGAGGGTAAGGGTAAAACGTATCGTGTCTATGCTTCGCAAAGCGAAGATTCAAAAAAGAACCCGCTATCCTATGATGATAAGATCAAATTTATGCGCAAGATGTTTCCTCAATATGGTCGTAATATCATATTGGATCGTAGCATCAAAAACGTGTTTAATGTCGCAGCGGCAGCACACGACGACGGCTTTACGAAATTCACATTAGTCGTTGGCAGTGATCGTGTTCCTGAATTTAAGACTTTACTTGCAAAGTACGATGGCGTAAAAGGTACACATGGTTACTACAAGTTTCGTGATGGTATTCAAGTAGTATCGGCAGGTGAACGTGATCCAGATGCAGATGACGTTAGTGGAATGAGCGCGTCAAAGATGCGTGCCGCTGCAGCCGATAATGATCTTGATACTTTCGCAAAAGGATTGCCTAAAACATTTGGAGAAGTCAAGGAATTGTTCAATGCAGTGCGAAAGGGAATGGGACTAAAAGAAAGTCACAACTTCCGTAAGCACGTACAATTTCAACCTCTAAACGATATACGTGAACGCTATATCGCTGGAGAAATTTTCAATGTTGGAGATCAAGTTTATGCTGAATCTGAGAGTGGAATGATCTTAACCGTTGAATCACGAGGACCAAACAATGTCACGTGTAAACTACCAAATGGAGAAACTAAACGTTTCTTCTTATCTGATCTTCATATAGTTGAAGGATCTTCTTACTATACCGGTTTGTCTAAATCAACCGCAGACAAACGCGAAAAGCATTTTGAAAAGAATGCTAAGAAAGACGATAACAATGACAGTGCATATGAGCCTGCACCAGGCGATAAGACTGCTGTCACTAAGCCTTCAAAATACACCAAGGAGTATCAAAAAAGATTTGATGAAGAGGCTAGCCCAGCGTCTAAATCACTACGTAAAAAGTCTGAAGAATCTGGTATTGACTATGGTATACTTAAAGACGTTTATGATCGTGGACACGCTGCATGGCGAACAGGTCATCGTCCTGGAACAACTCCTGAACAATGGGGATTGGCTAGAGTAAATAGTTTTATAGTTGGCGGCACTACACAAAAGACCACAGACGCCGACTTGTGGAAAAAACATAAATCAAATAAATAATCATATGAAGAAACTTTCGGATATTCTGCTTGAGGCTGAAACGCTAGAGCATGTAAAGACAATCGCAGAAGATGCTGCAACTGACAATAGCAACACAATCATTCCTCCAGTAACGTTGGTCACAGCAGACCGAGTCGGCGCTGCTTTGCAGAAGTTAGATCAAATCGGCGAAATGGTTGATGATCTATATAATACGTTTTCTCATCTTGAGGAAATTGATGCAGAAGCTGATGCTGCTCTAACAGGTGCATATAATTCTATCGATGATCTATATGCAAAGATTGACGATAAGTATGACATCATCCCAGTTGATCTTGATGAATATGACATCGAAGAAGAACTTGAACTCTTTGCTGATGTTGAAACTATCGTTGAAAAGCTTTCGCCTGATGCTCCTGCGTCTGAATGGATCGATGATTTCATTAAGAGCGATGCTCCACAATTCGAAGGTAAGTCCAAGAAGGAACGTATCAAGATGGCTCTAGGCGCATATTACGGTGCACAACAGAACGAAGATCTTGAGCTTGAAGAAAGCTTCCGTCCTGGATATGATATGGTACCTGCTCCAATTGGTAAGGATACCTATCAAGCTGATGGACTACGTAAACTCTGGGGTATCAAAATGCGCGCTGGTAAGTGGGCTGATACCTTTGTAGCCATGTATGCTGACGGTAAGATTGGTATTGTTAATGATCAAGGCGTTAACAAGTACTCAACCGTCGACGCTTTTGAAAAAGGATTTGAAAAGTACCGCAAGAGTGGCAATCTAGACGAAGCGGTGAATAAAGAAAAGGTGCGCGAGAAGCTTGCGTCTCTGAAGAAAGCATATCAAGATATTATTGACAAAAAGCAAGATAAGAATTACACCGATAAATATGATGCTCAAGATCGAATTTACCATGATCGTCGATTGAAAGAAATTCCAACTGAGTTAAAGAAGCTTCGAGCAAAGCTTTTAGGAGAAGATCTTGAGCTTGAAGAAAGTGTTAACCTTCCAAAAATCAAAGAGCTTGTATCACTTGCTCTAATTGATGAAAAAGATGTACCTGCTACAATCGCTGCATTGAAAGCAACTCAATCTGACAAGGCATTGACTCCTGCGCAAACCAAATTGTTAGGTAACCTTGCTGTTATGTTGACCAACGTTATCCTTGGAGATACAAGCGCATTGTCAAGCGTTAAACGCGCTGCTAAGGAATAACTCTATTCCACCTTTCCAGCCATGAAGGATATTTTATGATCCCTTCGGGAACCTTCGGTTAATCTAGTTTCTTCTGGATTAACCGTTTGTTTTATTCAGCCATCCAACAGTTGTCGCAGAATGAATACTTAATTATTATAACATAGTCTGCGAAAATGTAAATAACAAAATTCATAATAAATAGAATTATGGACTTCAACGGTAAAAAAGAATTAGTAAAACGAGTACAACACGCTCTAGGATTAGATGCGGATGGACTAGACGGACAAAAGACATGGGCCGGTATTGTCGATAAGATATGTCCGCTTCCAGCTGAAACACCAAAGCCAGTTGAATCTGCTGAACAGGCCGTTGCTCTATCGCCACGCGCTTTAAAGCTAATTCTTGATTATGAAGTTGGCGGCGGTGAAGGTTACTATAATGCCGCTTTAAAGAATCCATGCTATCCAGGCGGTCAAAGCGGAGTTACTATTGGAATCGGTTACGACCTGGGTTATAATACTGCAGCTCAATTTCAAGCGGATTGGGGTTCATTCATAAAGGAGGGTGACTATAATCGTTTAGTAAGTCATATCGGTAAAAAGCAATTTTCTGCAAAGGCTGCTATCCCTTCTGTTAAGGATATTGTAATTCCATGGGATGCTGCTCTTGCGGTGTTCAAGAAAAATACCGTTCCACGTTTTATTAAAGAAACTCTTCGCGCATTCCCAGGCGCAAATAAACTACACAGCGACGCATTTGGCGCATTGGTATCCTTGGTGTTTAACCGAGGCGGATCTCTTAGTGGAAGCAGTCGTGTCGAGATGCTAAATATCTCGAAAGCAATTAAAGGAGAAATTCAAACCGCAAACATTTATGGGTACATTGCTGACCAAATTATTTCTATGAAGCGTCTATGGGTTGGTAAAGGGCTTGATGGTTTACTACGCCGTCGTAATGAAGAAGCCGATATGATTCGCAAATGTAACTAAAACAAAAATATGCCTACTCAATACTTATCAGGACCTAAAACATTAACGCGCGAACGCGCGCGCTATGAGGTCCACATGTTGGCCGACCAATTAACACCTGGCGGATCTTTAACGGATGCATTTGGTCGCCTACGAACCAGCTCGCCATTTACTATATTCGACAGTCAGTATCGCTATGGTGATAATGGCAAGTGGGATACGCTAACAGCAACTAATGGCTCTGCCACGCATGTGACAACCGAAAACGTAATGGCGCTTGCGGTGACCAACGAGTCAGGTAGTAAGGTTATTCGTGAAACACGTCGAGTAATGCCGTATCAGCCTGGAAAAAGTTTGCTAATTCTTGCTAGTTTTTGTTTAGGAACTCTTAAGGCAAACGTACGTCAACGTGTTGGCTATTTTGGAAATGATGATGGTATATTTCTTGAAGCTGATGGTGAAACCGTTTCATTAAAAATTCGTAGTCGCAGCCTTAATACTACGCTAACTGCGGCACGCACTGAATGGAATGGCGATAAGTTTGATGGGACGGGTTATAGCGGCCGCACAATTGATTTTAGTAAAGCTCAGATATTTTGGATGGATATTGAATGGTTGGGCGTAGGCGATGTTCGTTGCGGATTTGTCGTAGATGGTCATTTAATTGTAGCTCATACATTCCACAATGATAACGTCCGAACAACGACATATATGTCAACGGCATGTTTGCCTATTCGTTATGAAATTGAAAACTTAGCCGCAACATCAGGCTCAACCACAATGAAGCAGGTTTGCTCGTCGGTAATATCCGAAGGTGGATATGAACCAATTACAAAACAGTGGGCTGCAACAAGAACTACTGCTATCGCAAGTACGTCAGTTGCAAATGGATATGCTCCGGTTGTATCGCTTCGTTTGAAAAGTGGATATACTGACTCTATAGTCCTCCCTTCACAAGTTCATATTCTTGGCACTGGAAATGGAATCATTTATGAATATGCTCTTATACGAAACGCTTCTATTACTGGAGGAAGTTGGACAACGCATACTGGTAGTGGCTCAGTATTAGAATACAATATAAGCGCAACATCAATGACAGGCGGGATTGTTGAAGAAAGTGGACTATTTGAAAGTAGCAATCAATCTCGTCAAATAATTAATGAAAATTTACAATATGCATTTGAACAGCAATTAGGCAGAACGATCGGTGGTGCTTCTGATACATTTACATTAGGAGTCCGCCACTTAAGCACTGGCGGCGGCAATGTTTATGGCACACTAAATTGGAATAGTATATTATAATATGGAATCATTTAAAACATATGTAGAAAATTCTACAATCCCAAAGGCGCTTGAGTATCACATCATCAACGATATTCCATTAGCACAAAACGTTTTCCGCGCCCACACTCCAAACTATTATGCGCTGTTTGAGTATGCTCGACAAAACGTAGATTCGGTTGATACTCTATCTGAGTTTGATCGTATGCTTATGGAAAGCGATATTGGTCAGTTAGCAACATACGAAGGAATTGAAGTTCCACTTGACCATCCGTTGATTGAAGAAGATGACAAGGATGTAGAACTAAATTCTCCAAAGCGTGGTGGCGCTAAGAAGTTCTACGTTTATGTTAAGAATGAAAAGGGTAACATCATCAAAGTTCAGTTTGGTGACACAACTGGATTGACCGCAAAGATCGATGATCCTGCTGCTCGCAAATCGTTTGCGGCCCGACATAATTGTGATCAGAAAAATGATAAGACTACTCCTGGCTATTGGTCGTGCCGCCTCCCAAAATACGCAAAGGAACTTGGCCTAAAAGGTGGAGGGTCGTTTTTTTGGTAATATGCAACCATATCGCGACGGGAATAAAACAAACAACACTTGGGTTCGAGAATTTGAACCTAATACCGATAGTCATGAATTGGTTTGGCATCGTGACAAAAACGACCGAGCGGTTAAGGTATTGGAAGGTGAAGGTTGGGTATTCCAAATGGACGAACAATTACCACGTGAACTTAAGAAAGGTGATGTTCTAACCGTACCTAAAGAAACATATCATCGATTATTTAAGGCGGGGCCCACAGTTTTAAGAATTGAAATTACTGAATAACCGAATGGAACTAACCGATAAAACTTTTCTAATCTTTGCGGCGCGGCATTATGTTAATCCATGTTGCATTGACGTAAAAGAATTTTACGAGGATATTTCGAGATTCAAATACCTTAAGAAACTTTTAAAGCGGTACAAAGATAAAGGTGAACTCCAAGAACGCTTGATATTAAATCATATCATTATCATCCATAATACATTTGGGATCTCTGCAGGTGTCCGCATGTGTTTTTTCAAAATACCTGAGGAATATTGGCCGGCGCTAAAAACCTTCCTGTTATACCTAAACTACATTTACATAGAGGAACATATAAATATTCCTAGCGACATGTACGTTGTGCGTAGACTGCAGCAAATCT